CACGTAGCGCGCGGCCGGGGCGTTGTCGGGCAGGATCACGCCCTTGGCGCGCAAGGCCTTCTCCAGCTTGCGCACCGGCACGCCCAGGGTCTTGGCCGCGTCGCGCACCAGGACCGTGCCCTCGGCGTTCAGCATGGCGTCGGCGTAGACCACCTTGGGGCGGGCCGCTGCCAGGGCGGCCTGCTGCAGTTCAATCTGCTCCTGCTGCTCGGCGGCAAGGCGCAGGGCCTGGGCGAAGCTCTGCGGCAGCGCGCCCTGCTCCAGCTTGTCCTGCACCTTCCGGCGAACCCCCTTGGATTCGCGCATGGCCACGTACATGCACTGGCGCATGGTCAGGCGGTAGGCTTCCGAGGTGGTGCCGTTGCCGTTGGGCACTACGAAAGTTTCGTAGTGCTCCCCATCCAGCTCGTCGCGCACCCGGGCATGGAAGTCGTTGCGGCGGACCTCGCTTTCCCCGAACTGCGCGCGCGCCGTGTTGATGAGGGCCAGCAGCTCAATGCTGCTCATGGTCCGCTGGCCGTCTCCCAGGGTAATCAGTGCGTTCATGGCTTGCTCCCTTCACGAATTTCAGCGTCCTCCAGCCCGTTCGCGCCCAGCAGGTCCAGCTGGCGCGCGTCCAGCTTCTCGCGCAGCAGCTCACGCATAGACTTCAGCTCGCGCTCCTGGCGCTCCACCTTCGCGGCCAGCTCAGTGGCCAGGAACAGGTGCTGGTTCGTGCTGTTGATGAGGATGGCCTGGCCGGCTGCGCCAACGCTGAGTTGGGCCAGCGCGCGGTCCTCGCACGGCGTCAAGTGCAAGATCACGTCCTCGACGCCGGGGCGGCCGGTGATTTCTATCAAGACATGCCCGCTGTCCAGAATGGTCTTGCTGATGTTGCGCGGCGGCGCGTAGGTTTCCACCAGCTCATAGATGCCGCGCAGCAGGCGCTTGAGCAGCCCGTCGTCCACCAGGGCGCGCAGGCGGTCGTCCACGATGGACAGCTTTAGCCCCGTGAGTTCCGCCACCGTGTCGCGCGTGGCGATCTGGCCCATGGCGCGCAGATCGCGCACGGCGTCGAACACCCGCTCCGTGCTGGGGATGGCCTTGGGCGGCGCAGTGCTGATTTCTGCGGTCATGGTGGGCTCCGTTGTGGGTTGAAGGGTCATCGTCGGCGATTTTTGTTATCAAATTGATAGCTGATTGCGCTTATTTTCAAAGCTATAGAGCAGGTTTTTGCATATTTTTCGGCCACAGGCCCATGGCCTGGATGCGGCGCTGGGTGTCGGCCGCCCACACGGGCTCCAGCTCGCGGCGCACGGCCTTCGTGAACAGCGCTCCCTGGTCGAGAAGGCTGTGGCATCCGCGCACTCCCGGGCGGTCTGCGCAAAGGCAAAACAGCTCCAGGTCCGAGGCTTTGATGCCCATACCTTTCCCAGCGCTACCATGCGCCGCCTGTCCGTAGCCCACCATCCCGCAGATGACGCAGGGCATGGCAGCCACCAGGCGGCGGTATGCCTCGTTGCGCACCGGTACGGCCTTCTCCACCCGGGCGGCGGGCGCGCTGGCCACGGGCTCGGGCGCACGGAATGCGCCGGGCGCCACGGTGGGCATGCTGCGCAAGCGGTCGGGGTCGCTGTTCTGTGCTTGAGGTGCTCGGCTCTTGAAGCCGGTGCGCTTCATGGGTGCGCTGCGGGTCAGCATGGCGCGGCTCCTGCGGCGTCGGCCTCCAGCTCTGCCTCGGCCAGCTTCACGATGTCTGCCGGGATCTGGCGGCGGTAGCGCACCACCGCCGTCAGCAGGTAGCGGCGCTGGGCTGGGGTCAGCGGGCCCGGCTCGGGCTGGGCAGCGGCAAAGGCCATGTCGCGCGCGAAGCGCTTGGTGCCAATGCCAGGAAAGAACACGCAGCGATCCAGCTCGCGTGCCAGGGTCTTTTCGTTCTCGGTCACCGGATCACCTGTCTCTCGATGCGGTCAGACGCCATGCGGGTCTGCCAGATGCGGATCGCGCTCTCGGCGGCCAGGAGCTGGAAGCGCAAGCGTTCTTCGATTTCCACGGCAGCGTGCAGGCCGTCCAGCAGCGCGACGTACTCGGCGTGGGCGTAGGCGTAGCGCTCCTGCATGGCCGCGCTCTTGTGACCGTCCTTCTCGGCTTCGATCATCAGCAGCGCCTTCTTGCTCTTGCGAAAGTGCTCCAGGCGCGTACGGTCGGCCTTGGCCTGGGCGTATTGAGGCGACAGCTCCTTTAGCGTCTCCAGCGCGCCCAGCTTGCCGCGCGTGCCGTGGTCCAGGCCGTCGCCTTCGTGGTGCGTTGCATCAGCCATGGCGGACTCCCTGGGCCCGGATCATGCCGCCCCCCTATACAGCCACGACACCATCGCCGCATCGCGCTCGTGCTGATTGCTGGGCTTATCCCAACCCGTGATGCGCAGGAACTGGTCTGCTGCCATCTTGCAGCCCTTTCCAAGCGGACTGACGCTGTGCGCCGGAATGTCCAGCTTTTCGCATACAGCCACGATCAGCTTGCACCAGGCATCCACCTCCCCGATATTGCGGGCCATCTTGGCGGCAGCCGGTTTACTGGTGGAGGTCGTCCACACAAATGATTGCAGCCGCGAATCTTCAAAAATCACGCGGGCCGGGCGGGTAGCTTCGATGCGTGCGGCAATCTCCACCGGCTCAATCGTGGCAAGGTGCACCAGCTTGCCGCCGATGTAGATTGCGACACCCGTAGATGCGCCTGGGTCTATACCCATGATGGTGTTCATTTCTTGCCCTTCTTCTCGGTTTTCTCGGGCGCTGGCTGAACCGCCCAGCCCGCAGCCTTTGCCAGCGCCCGTACCTGGGCCTCGTCCAGCCCCCAATCGCGCACACGCTGAATGACGGCCCTGCAGCGCGCCACCTTGGCGTCCTTGCTGATGACCACCAGACGCTGGGTGAACTGGATCAGCCGCGCCTGGCACCAGGGGCAAAAGTCGGCACAAAGCCGGTAGCCCTCGAGCAGACGGTATGTGTTGCAGCAATCGCATGTGAAATCCTTCATGCGCCCCGTGCTCGAACCAGGCCGGAGAACAGCCCGGCTCCTTGAAAGACAGAAAATCCGCCACGGCGCGCCTTGCTCACGCTGGCCTTGCTGATTCCCAGCTCGGCGGCCAGCTCATACCCCAGCTTCGGACTGGTCTGGATGTATGCAATCAGCTCAGGCGTCAGTACCGACCGGCCCCGGCTGGTTGCCCGATTGGCCAGAATGCGCTTGGTCTGCCCTTTGTAGGCGCCACTGCGGCGTATCCAGCGCCCAAAGGCCTCTTCACTCCAGCATCGAATGCATGCCGGGTTGCAGCAGGTCTTTTCTTCGCACACGCCCACAACGCGGTAGCCTGCCGGAACGGCCTCACGGTGAAGGCAATGCCAAACCGCCCGCATGCCGCACTGCGTCCGCATCGCGCCGTCAGCGATCGTGTAATCCGGCGCGTAGATGTTCGGCCGACCATCGGGGCGCAAGGCACCCCGCCATAGCCAGTGCCCATCCTCAGTGACCACGCAGCGGCCTTTGATCTCTTCGAGCGTTCTCATGCCTTTCCCCTCATTGCCATGACATGCGCCCTTCCAGGGCTAGGGCCTGGCGTGCCGACAACAGCGTGTAGGCGCGAATGGACTCTCCGGCTTCGCTGCGGGCCAGGATCGCGCGCGCCCAATCCTTGCCATCGTTCTGTTTGCTGAAATCCACTTTCACCGGGGCGGCGGGCGCAGGCGCTGGAAGCTGGGGAAGGCCAGCTTCTTCGGCGTAGGTCTTGCGTGGCGTGATGGCCTCGCACACCTTCTCCAGCTGGGGTAAGTTGGGCGAGAAATCAGGGTGATCGCCCATCAGGCGTTTCGCTGCAGCCTCGATGACATCGGGCGAGAACTTGGCCAGGGCCGCATCCCACACAAGCATCGCAGCGGCCACGCCCTTGTCGCCGCCAGCCTCGCTCTTTTCGCCTGTGGCGTACTTCGACAAGAACAGGCTGCCGTATGCGCCGTGCAGAAGCACGAACAGCTTGCGCGTGGTCGGTGAGGCCTCGCGCTTCGGGCGTGGCAGGCTTGCAGCCTCGCGCACGGCCTCGTGGGCCAGAGTTGCAACATCGTTCACAGGTCCACTCCGTCGTAGATCGTTGCGGCGGCTGCCGCGTATCGACCGCCGCTGGCAGGCGCTTGGTGCGCCGCCTTGCCTTGCCGGTCGGCATACCACCCCGCGTTGAAGCCCTGCCAGCCAGCCTCGCAGCAGTACGCCAACGCCGTCTCCAGCGGCACGCCCGCCTTCTGCGCCTCGCGCATTACCCCTGCCAAAGCGGTGTCGGTCAGCGGCGCACGCTTCTCGCGGCGCAGTCGCTGAAAGTCCTGCCAAACCGGCTCCGAAACGTCATCGGGGCGGGCGGCCAGTGGTGGCGCGCTGCGCTTGCGCTGCGCTACACCTTCGTCAGAAGGTGTTTGGTTATTGGTTATTGGTTCTTGGTTAGGTGGCGCTTCGTCACCAGCCTTGTTTGCGTCGTCTACGGCTGGTGCACGTTTCGTGCTCTTTTCTTTACGCTTCGTCTCGCGCTCTTGGGCGATACGTGCATTCACCTCGGACTTGACGCGGTACTCGCCAATTTCTTCCTGGATGCGCTTTTGCACATACAGGCCACCCTCCAGCGTGAAGAATTTGCGCAGCACAAACTCGACAGCCTCAATCTCTGCCGTGGAAGAGGCCCACGTCCAGTCGATTGCTTCCTCCATCGTGGGGAACTGCTCACGGTCGTAGCACGCATCAATCAGGAGCGTGTACGCGCCGTGCTGCAACATGGACAGTCGGCCCGCTTTTTTGGCGTAGTCGCCAAGGTTGCGCTTGTAGTAGTGCATCGGCCTTGCCCCTACTCGCACACGACAGCGCGCCGGCCACCGACACGTTGCGTCGCTTCGTCGCGCGCGAACTGGGCCGCGTGGATTGCGCGCTCTGCTTCACGCGCTGATGCATCAGGCCTGTTCTCGGGCTTTGCGCCAACGCGGCCGAAATGCGGCGGCTGGTTGAGGGGCTTGCGCGGGTTCCATAACGTGGTCATGGCGGACTCCTAGATAGTGCAGCCCGGATGCAGTTCACGCTTCTTTGCCAAATAGGCGGCGTGCGCGGCTTCTGGTGAGTCAAACATGCCGACCTCGATAGCGCGACCGTTCAACTTGATGCGTGAGCGCCACTTGTTTTGCCAAGCGAAAACGCCCAGAAATCCGCACTTGTTAGCTTTTGTTGGGCCGCGCCTGTTCTGTTGGTTTTCGGATGGGCTGACATCACGCAAATTGACAATACGGTTGTCATCCCGAACACCGTTGATGTGATCTACCTGCCCCGTTGGCCACACACCGTGGACATAGAACCAAGCTAGGCGGTGGGCGCGAAAGTCAGTTCCGAAGGCGCCAATAACGCGATAGCCTTTTTTATCGAGCTTCCCTTGAATCGGCCCGGATAAATGTCCTCGAACGGCAGTTTTTCTAGAGAATTGACCCGTTTCTTGGTCGTAGTGCAGGCGCTCCAGCAGTTGCGCGTGAGTGATTGTTTTACTCATTCCGCACCCTTTCCAGCAGCGCCGGATGCCAGCGGATTGATGCCAGCGCAGCGCAGGAGCACAGTGGCCCTATGCAGCTCGTAATTCAGCGCTTTCTCCAGGATCGGCACCACGTAATCGGCGCGGGACTTGAGGCCGTCCACCATCAACATGGCGTCGATGCGGCTTGCCAGCTCGGGCGTGATGTCCACGCGCAGCTCAACTTTGTCTTGGTTTGCCATCTATGTGGACTCCCCTGTCTTGGCGGGCTGTTCTGCATCGTCGGCCAGGTCCGGCCAGATCAGGTGGCAGTCGTCTGGGCGAAGGTCGCGGCGGGTGACGGCGCCATTGGTGGCGCGCTCGATGGCAAGACAGTGCGCAGGTCCTGGGCGGCGGTTCGCATAGCCGTGCTGCCACTGGCGAATTTGGGCATCACTCGAAATCCCCGCGCGCTGTCGCAACTCGCCAACGGTGAGTGCTCCCGGGCTTGAAAAATATTCGGACAAGTTCATGAAGCCCGAATCTATAGCATTTGCTACCGATAAGCAAGTAGCCAATGCTCGTTTAGCGCATGCTACCGTCCAATCCATGGACGAACGAGCTATTCAGGAATGGCGCGCGAAGCGCTTGGCCGCAATGGTCGAGCGCGAAGGAGGGAAGGCGCCTGCGGGGCGAAAGCTCGGCTACCGTGACGGTGCGTTTGTTGGGCAGATGCTGCGTGGAGAGCGGCCCATCACGGAAAAAACTGTGTTGGCCGTGCACGCATTGCCAGGTTATTCAGGATGGTTCGCAGCGCCGGTCTCAGCCCTTGCCACAACGATTCAAAACGCGGCTCCGGCCCCAGCGCCAGGTGAGCCAGCCATCCGCGTTCCCGTCCTGGCGAACGCTGGCAGCATGGGCGCTGGCACCGAAGTGCAACACGACGACGTGCTGGTTGGACATATCGCGCTTTCGGAGCAGTGGGTGGCTCGTCGCCTGCAGCCCACAAGCCCGGCGGCCCTGCGTTTCATCCACGCCTACGGCGACAGCATGAGCCCCACATTCGAGGATGGCGACGTACTCTTGGTGGACACCGGAATGCGCGACACCAAGTCCATCGACGGGGTGTACGTCATGGCAGCGAACGACCGCGTGTACATCAAGCGGGTGCGCCAGCGCATGGATGGCGTCATCGAAATCAGCAGCGATAACCCGACCGTCAAGACAGTGGACGTACTCAACGGGGAGCATTCCGTCGATGTCCTGGGCCGCGTTGTGTGGTGCTGGAACGGGCGCAAGCTGTAAGGGACGCAATGGTATTAGACAAAACCATTCTTGTAGTTTTTGCCATGTGTGCAGTGGCTGACGGCGCGCGCGCAGCGTCCAACTATGCGGATTGCATCCTTGACACAATGCCAGGAATCTCCAATGTCACCGCCATGCTGGTAGTGCGGGACGCCTGCGAGAGAAGTCACCAATCCAGATTCGCAAATATTGTTCGAGGCTCAGGCCGGGGAATCTTTGGGTACAACTCTGCAGAAAACTGCATTGTAAAAAAGTCCGCATCTACTTCCCACAGCGGGGCCGCGCAAAACATCGCAGCAGCCTGCTGGTGTCTGTACGGGAAGCCATCCTATGCAGGGGAGATGTGCGCACCCGACACAAACAGCAGTCCTAGAGCCAACGATTGATGTTGATGGCGGCGCCATTTCTCTGTTTTGTTGTCGCCACTAGCCTAATGTTTCCAGGCCTATCCGAAGCCCGCACGGAACGCGACCGCGCCCAGGTGCGCGCCTTCCGCGCAGAACACCCCTGCCCTTCCACTGGCCGCACGCGCGGAGCCTGCCCGGGCTGGCACGTTGATCATGTGACCGCGCTGTGCGCTGGCGGGGCCGACAGGCCCGCCAACATGCAGTGGATCACGCGAGAGGACCACCGGTTCAAGACGCTGGTGGATGTGAATGAATGCCGGCGTGACCGGAGGAAGGACAAGCAATGACGAAGCCGACGTGCGCGCTCTGTGGAAGCGAAGAGGCGACTTTCACCAGCACCACAAACCCTCGTGGCAAACGCTTCACATGCCCGCACTGCACAGAATTCTTGATCGACGAGTATGCCGAGTCTTACATCTCAGGAACTCCAGAGGTTACTCGCACGGAGATGCGGCGAAATCTCAGCAAGCAGGCCCAGAAAACCGCCGCCGGGCATCTCTACGTGATACGAGAGCCTAAGCGGAGCGAAATCACTGGGGACGGCCATAGCGTCGCTCGCACATCCCTCATCACAGAGTGGGTCAAAGTGTAGGACCACCCGATACAGCGGGAGAAGGATCGGCTTCATACATGACTGTCCCAGCCTCTCCTGACAGCATCAAGTGTCGGCCAGCGCACACCTGCTCACCGCAGCCAACGCGCCAGCCAATGAACTGCAGGCCGTTGATGATGATCATGCGGCCGTCGCCAAAGCCTTGGGCAAGGCCAAATGCGTAGACCTTGTATACCTTCTGCGCTTCCGCGTCGATCCCGATCCAGACGGGGAGGCCGTCTGAACCGTCGCCCACCTTGAGCGATTCAGGGTCCAGGCCCGCCAGGAACTTCTTGGCTTCTTCCGACTGCTCCATATCGCTCCTTCCAACCGCCCATGTGGCGGTTTTTTGTTGACCGCCCGGATTGGGCGTGTGGGGAGTGTAGCGAAAAATCTAGAAATAAGTAGCTTTTGCTATTGACCTAATAAATAGCATTTGCTACAGTTCTCCCATCGCACCAACAACGCGAAACGAACCGGCCCAGACGCACACAGGGCCACGCCGACCGGAGACGCGAGGGGTTCCAGGCCCGAGGGCTGCAGCAGTTTGGTGCGATGGGCTCAAGGCGTATCAGCGCAGGGGCCGCATGGCTCCTTCAAAACGTGAACGCCGATGTTGCTGCGCCCCTCCTGCGGGGCCTTCGTCCGGCAATTAGCACCAGCGGGCATGGCCGCTGCTCTGCGCGGAATCTCCACCGTCCACAGTCCGCCGAAGCGCGGTACACGGGAAAAGGAGTGAGGCGAAGACGGCCGAGAACAAAGACGGTCATGCCGGTTGGAATCCCGGCAGGAGAGCCCTGACAGCAGGGCCACTCTGCAAGCATCGCGCGCGGTGTTTCCAGAGTGGGGCGGAACGCGGGATGACTGCAGCGACTTGTGAACGCGGAGCATGGCCCGGTCGGAGCACACCGACTCGAAAAAGCGCCCTCCATACCCCGGGGTCAGGCCGGGCCCGCCAGGGGTAAATGGCCGGGTACCTTTCCACCGAGCGGCACGGTGTACTTGATAGCCGAAGTGGTGCGGATATTGATCCGTCTCCTGGTGCCAGAGGCCAGGGCCATCACATCGCCCCACTGGCACAGCACGGCCCGCTGTGTGCAGCAATGCGGTTTCCCTCAAGCACTGCGGGTTCAAAAACTTGTGCCGCGGGGGTGGTTCAGTGGGGCGATGTGATGGTGTAGCTCAGTTGGTAGAGCAGATAGCCGACCACGCAGCCGGTAGGAAATGCCTGGCGAGCGCGGCGTCAGCGCGCTGGTTCAAATCCGGCCACCGTCATCACGAAAGCCGCTGATCGGTCATGAGGTCTTGCGCTGGGCAGGACGGAAACTGCGGCACCCAGCACCATCACATCAGGGGCGGCGTGGAAGGACACGCAAAAGGCGAGCGGCACCCATACCTGGAAACAGGGTACAGCGTGGCGGACACGGCTCAGGCACTGATCAAGCTCGCGCACTCTTCCGATAGCCGGTATCAAGCCCGGCCCCCTGATGTGATGGTGACGACAACAAGCGAGTCAGGCGCCCCTGCCTGTTTCGCCATCAAGAGCGGGTCGGGGGTTCCTGGCCGCGTGCGCAGCAGGTGGAAGCCCTGCACCAATTCGCGGCCTTTGCCCATTGGTCGGGCAGCAGCCTTCCAAGCTGCACAAGGCGGGTTCGATTCCCCCAGGCCCCTCCACCATTTCCACCGCGCCAGGCAGCGCAACCATTCCCTCCCTCCTTATTTGCCTGGCAGCCCAACGGCAGCGGTTCTTTCGTCCCACAGCCCTCCACGCGAGGGCTTTTTCTTTGGAGATTCCATGCGCATAGATTCCGAAGTTCTTGCAGTCCTCAGTGGAGCCAAAACCGATGGCTGCAACGTCTTCCTCACCGGCCAGTTGGACCGCAAGCTGTACGACCGCACGAACAAGGTTCTGGAGGCGGCGGGCGGGAAGTGGAACCGCAAAGCACGGGCACACGTCTTCGCTGCAGACGCATCTGACCGAATGGACCAGATCATCCTGAGCGGCGCCGTGGATGTGCCCAAGGACGAATTCAACTTCTTCCCATCCCCGCCTGCAGTCGTGGCGCGGCTGATGGAGCTGGCCGACATTGAGCCGGGCATGGAGGTTATGGAGCCGAGTGCAGGCCGTGGCGCTATCGCCCTGTCCGCCGTCGCAGCGGGCGCAATCGTGGACTGCTGCGAGGTGATGCAAGAGAACCACGCACACCTGCTGACCCAGCCAGGGCTGCGAGCTGTCACGCGGCAGGACTTCCTGGCCGTGCCACCCGAGCAGTTCTATGACCGCGTGGTGATGAACCCGCCCTTCATGAAGCAAGCCGACATCAAGCATGTCACCCATGCCCACAAGTTCCTGAAACCAGGAGGCCTGCTGGTAGCCGTCATGTCGGCCGGGGTGGAGTTCCGCACCGATGCGCGCACCAAAGCGTTCCAGGAGCTGGTCGCTGACCGTGGTGGCCACATCGAGCCGCTGCCTGAAAACTCGTTCAAGG